CGCCACGCCCGACGACCTGAAGCTGTACATCCTGGCCAAGCTGGTCGAGCAATATGATCCAGCGGCCGGCGGCGAGAAGGAGACTGTACAAACCAGCTATCTCGAAAATATGCTCGACCACTACAGGAGGTATGAATGACGATCCCGCTCGCAAAGCGGCTACGGCACAGGGTGCGCATCGAGCATGCGGTGGCAAGTAAGGACCGGCTGGGCGGCGCCGTCACCAGCTGGGAAGAATTCAAGACAGTGCGCGCCGAAATTGGCGCCTCGACCGGCTCCCGCGTGAAGCAGACCGAGAAGGGTGGCGACGATAGCATCCCGGCCCTGCCGATCCGGATCCGCCACCTGGTCGGCGTCGACGATGCGATGCGTGTCGTTTTTGGCGACAAGGTGTACCGCATCGAGCACGTCGACAACGAGCGCCAGGCCAACCACACGCTGCTGATCACGTGCCGCGGCGTGCCGGCCGGGGCGCGGTGATGGCGACGCGCATCGAAGGGCTGGGCGGGCTGCGCCAGGCGTTCGACAACGTCAAGCAGGACATGCGGCTGCGCACCTCGCGCCTGATGGTAGCCAGTGCAGGCGGCGTCCTCCGCAAGGAGGCGCGGTCGCTGGCGCAGCAGCAGGGCCTGCAGCTGACCGGTGCTCTGCTCAAAAACATTGTGATTAAGCGCGAGCGAACGCCCGAAGGCCTCACGCAATACAACCTGGGTGTGCGGCACGGCAAGGCCCTCGGCAAGAATGCCCAAAAGAAGCTTGTGCTCAATCCGAAAACGGGCCGCGTCACCAGCGTGTATATCAACGACCCGTTCTACTGGTGGTTCTTGGAAAAGGGTCGTAACGTGTATCACGGTGGCGGCAATCGCCGGCGCGGCGTCAAGAGCCGCGTTGAGGCACAGCCGTTTATTGCGCCGGCACTGCAGAACAAGCAGGCCGAAGCGATCGCTGCCATGAGCAAGCGCCTCGAGGCGGCACTACTGAGAGCGAACAGGCAATGAGCAATTCATCGGTCAAGCAGCGCGTCTACGAGGCGCTGATGGCGATCCTGCCGAACACGCATGCTGGCGAACTGCCGGATCGGCCAACCTGGCCGGCACTGGTGTTCGAGATCGGTGTCGACCCTGAGCCCGGTTGGGTGATGGGGGGCGGCTACAACATGAACGACATCGCGGTGATGACGTTCTCACCCAGCCAGGAGGAGATCGAGCAGCTGGCCGCGCAGGTGCTAGCGGCCATCAGCGCGCTGGACGGCTTCATGGGAGACGAGTTCTCCGGTGATGCCGACTACCAGGACGAGGCGGGCGTCTACGCCTATGTGCAGAACTTCCGGGTGCGAACCCGGCGGTAGCAGAAGCAACACATCAATCCGGCCCGCCATGTGCGGGCCTTTTTCATTGGGGGATTAGTTGGGCAAAACGAACAAAGAAACAGGCGAGGTAGCCGTCGCATCGCCGCCGGCAGTAATGCCGGAAGAAGTCCTGCGCGACGAATACGCGGGTCAGGGCGGCAGCTACATCTATGACCCGGCGAGCGGCAAGCGTGCGCCGGTAGAGCAACCGATTGAACAAGCGGCTGCGGCCAAGGTGACCAATGTCTAAAAAAATGCGCAATGCGGTGCTGCTGCTGGCACTGCAAACCGGTGCCGGCGTAGCGGCTACGCCAACCACTGCGGCGAACGCCGTCCTGGCGCAGAACATCTCCGCACAGCCGGTCTCGGCTGAGTTTGCGAAACGGAACAACATCAAGCCGTACCTGGGCAACATGGGCAGCGTGCAGGTGGCGGTGCATGCCGAGATCTCGTTCGACGTCGAGCTGGCCGGCGCCGGTGCGGCCGGCACCGTGCCGAAGTACGGCCCGTTGCTGCGCGCCTGCGCCTTCTCGGAAACGATCACGGTCGGCACCAGTGTCGTGTATGCACCGGTGACGAACAGCATGGAGTGCGCCACGCTGCATTACATCTTGGACGGCATTCTGTACAAGATGACGGATGCGCAGGGGACCGTGAGCTTCGAGCTCAATGCCAAGGGTATTCCGGTGATGAAGTACCGGTTCATCGGCCTGTACAGCACGCCAGCTGATACCACGCCGCCGGCCAGCGTGGACTATGCCGGCTTCCGCGCACCGGTCGCCGTGAACGCAGCCAACACGCCAAGCATGGCCCTGCACGGCTTTGCTGGCAAAACGCAATCTTTCAGCCTCGATATCGCCAACACGCTGGTCTACCGCAACCTGGTCGGCTACGAAGGCATCCTGATCACTGAGCGTCAGCCGACAGGCTCGATCACGATGGAGCTGGAATCGGTCGCCACCAAGAACTGGTACACGGCGATCGCCGAAGGCACGCTGGGCACCTTGGCCATCACGCACGGCAAGACCGCCGGCAATATCGTCGAGATCGCATGCCCTAAGGTGCAGATCATGGATCCATCCCTTTCCGACAGTGACGGCATCGCCATGCTGACCGGCAAGCTCGAAGTCCAGCCCAATACTGGCAACGACGAAGTCGTCCTGACCGTGCGCTGATCGGCGCGCGGCATCTATAACAACCCGGCCCGCCACGCGCGGGCCTTCTGCTTTCTGGAGTAACCATGTTTAAAATCGCTCTCTCCGCAACGTACGCTGTTGCTGTCAACGTCGAAACGCCAAACGAAAAGGGCACGTTCGACAAGTCCAAATTCACGGCCACCTTCAAGCGCTCTGACATCGACCAGCTGGACGAGCTGCGCAAGCTCTCGCAGCGCGATGTTCTCAAGGACGTCCTGGTCGGCTGGTCCGGCCTGGTCGACGAACATGACGAGAACGTGCCATTCAGCCCGGGCACGCGCGATGCGGTGCTGCAGATCCCGCAGGCCCTGTTCGCACTGGCCGAAGCTTTCTGGGGTTCGATCCATAAGGCCAAAGAAAAAAACTGATCGCGGCGGCCCGCTACTGGGCCGGTGAGCGGCCGCCGGTCAGCATGATCGATAGCGACGTCGTCGACCAACTGCGCATGCTGGGCGCGCCGCCGGAAGTCATCGAGGCCGCCATCCCCCGCGTGGAGCCGGTTGCGGCGGAATTCCTTGTGTGGGAAGAAAACTGGCGTGCTGTATCCCTGTTTTCTGGCCTAGCTACGCAGTGGCGCATGCACATCGGCATGGCCGGCGTGCACTACCAGGGCCTCGACTATGACGCCGTGAAGACGGTGCTCATGCTCAAGCGCGTACCGCGCAGTGCCTGGCCGGAGACGTTCGACGATCTGCAGGTGATGGAGCGTGCGGCGTTGCCGCTGCTGAACGAATCAAAGCAGTAACCCGGGCCGGCAGCAGCTGGCCCGTTTCAATTCAAAGGTGATACATGTCCGCACTCGGCTCCCTGGTCGTCCGGCTCGCGCTCGAATACGCCGAGTACACGCAAGGCCTGGACCGCTCAGAACAGCGCGCGCTCGATTTTGCGCAGCGGGTCCAGCAGCGCTTCGACACTGCCTCGCGAGCGGGAACTGATTTCCTGAAAGGCATGGCCACCAGCGCGGTAGGCGCCGTTGCGGCGATGGTTACCGTCGGCGCCGCGATCGAGGCGGTCAATCGCTCGATCGACGATCTGGCTGCATTGGATGACCTTGCCCAAAAGACCGGCGCGTCGGTAGAGGCGTTGTCGCGTCTGCAACAGGTGGGGCAAACGTTCGGCCAGGACTTTGGGGCCGTCGATAGTGCCATTACCAAGCTTGGCAAGAGCATGGCCGCCGCCGACGAGGACTCGAGCAAGGTGCACAAGGCCCTGAAGGCGTTGGGAATTTCTGCCAAGGATGCCGCTGGCAACTTGCGGGATCCTGCCGAGGTCTTCATCGATATCTCGAAAAATCTTCAGGACTACGAGGATGGGGCGGCGAAGGCCGCACTCGTGACCGATGCACTGGGTAAGTCCGGTACCGATCTGATGCCGTTCCTGAACGATGCAGCAGGCAGTATCGATAATTTCAAGGCGCGCACCCAAGAGGCGGTCGACCAGGCCGCGCGGTTCCAGGACCAGACCGGCGAGCTGCGCGGACGGATGCGCGGCCTGGCGACTGACATCACCACCGGTACCTTGCCTGCAGTGAACGACCTGCTCGGGGCGTTCATCGACACCGCCAAGGGCGCCGATGGCCTGCTCGAGAAAGATGTATCCAGCTGGGCTGACGACCTGGGTCTCGGGCTTGCACGAGTGGTCGACGTGGCCATCCTGATCCCCCGGCTGCTATCAGCCGTGGCCGGATCCTTCAAGGCGGTCGCGGCCGATGTTCAGTTCGCACACACTTTGATGGAATATGCCAACCCCGTCGGCGTTATCAAGGCACGCCTGAATGGCACCACCGCAACGGCCGAGATCGAAAAGGCGCTCGCTGCGCGAAATAAGACGGTGGAGGAGTCCAACCAGAAGCTGGCCGATCTTTGGAACAAACCCGCGAACGAGATGGAGCAGGCTTTCCTGAAGAGGTTGGCTGCGCGGGGAGCGAAAAAGGACGAAGCACCGGAACCGGAGAAGAAGCCGCTGAGCTACCAGACCGGTAACGAAAAGTCCGAAAAGGATAAAGAACGCAGCGACTATGAGGCGCTGAACAAGGCGGTGCAGGATCGTCTCGCGCTGCTGCAGGCGGAGATCAGCGCCGGCCGGCAGTTGAGCGATGCCGAAAAGGAGATCGCGAAGATTCAGCGCGGCCGTGCCGAGGGGACGGTGCACCTGACCGACGTCGAGGCCGAGGGCTTGATCGGCCAGCTGGAGATTGTCGACACGCTGCAGAAATCGGCCGCCGCGAGCGTTCAGGTGCAAAAGCTGTATGACGACTTGGCGAAGTCCAGTCGCGACAAGATCGCGGCAGCCGTAGCCGAGGCAGAGTCGAACGAGCGCCTGATCGATACGGTGGGGCGCAGCAAGGCCGAGATCGAGGCGCTGACGCTTGCGCGGCTCGAGGAGCAGTATGCCCAGCGGGGATCTGCCGGTTTGACGCTGGACGAGATCGAAAACCTGGAGCTCTTGATTGTTGCAAAGAAGCGTAGCGCGGTGGCACTCGCGGAGGTCGAGGATCTGGAGGCGCAGCGCGATCTGTGGAAGTCGATCGACGACACCGCGCACCAGACTTTTACTTCAATCACTGACGGCGGCAAGGGCGCCGCCCAGCGCGTCAAGGACGCGTTCAAGAACACCTTCTTCGATTGGCTGTACCAGCTCACGCTCAAGAAGTGGATCGTAAATGTTGGCGCATCGCTGACAGGCACGACTACGGCCGGCGTTGCCGGCGCGGCGACGGGCAGTGGCGGTGCAGGTTCCGCTATCGGCTCGGGCCTCGGCTCCGCAGTCGGCGGCTTGTTCGGTGCTGGCGGCCTGTCCGGCTCGCTGATGGCGGGCGCCGGCTGGATGACTGGCGCGACCACATTCGGCGGCGCGCTGGGCGCAGGCGCTTCCCTGATGGGCACTGGCACGCTGGCCGGCATGGCGTCGGGCCTGGGCGTGATGGCCGGCGCACTCGGCCCGATCGCGCTGGGCGTGGCGGGCGTCATGGCACTGGTCAAGAAGTGGGACGACAGCGGCACCATCCACACGGGCGGCGCTGCGAGCGCTTCGGCGGCCGGCGTGTCGAACGTCAGCGCTTCGACGCTCAATTTCCAGCGCATCAACACGGCCGACGCGACCAATCAGATGACCGCGCAGCTGGCGACCAGCATTGTTGGCATCCTGGACAGCACGGCGTCGGCGTTCGGCAAAACCGCCGGCTACACCGCGGC